AGCAAGGAGGAGAACAAGAAACTGTTCGAGTTGATTCGGGATAACCTTCCCTTCGACCAGTTGATTGACGAGAGCAATTACAGTTGGGTACATGTATCTTATGTGTCGTCATCGAAGAACCGGAAACAAATACTGAGCCTATGAGACATATCGTATTCCTATTGTTGTTTTTGGCTGCGACGAGTTGTACCAGACATGTGTATGTGCCTGTGGAAACGACAAAGAGCGACACGGTGTATCTGAACCGGGTGCAGCTCGATTCCATATACATGCGGGACAGTGTTTTCATCGAGAAATCGGGAGACACGATACGGGAATTCCAATACAAGTGCATATACAGGTTCAAGGACAGAATCGATACGCTGTATATATCCAAGACGGACAGCATACAAGTACCCTACCCCGTCGAAGTAGTAAAGTACAAGACTCCCCGATGGTGCTGGTGGGCTCTCGGTGGCATTGTCTTGCTGCTCTTCCCTTACATCGTGAAATGGATAACAAAATTGAAAGGACTGGGTTTCTTGATATAATTTGATTTACGACTCCTTCCGGGGCTTCGGAGTATAAAGAGGAAAGCCTCAATCTCTTGCTGCTCTTCCAAAACTAACAAGAGACAACATCACGGGGAATGTTACGAGGCTTTCACAGCCTTTAAACAGGAACGTGATGTTTTTTATTGTGTCAACAATCTATAATTTAACAAATATTTAAAAAGGCAAGAGATATGAAAACCAATGAAATCTTTGAACACGTCTTGCAAATCGTTTGCGAGGAATGTGAGCTGTGTTACGGCGAATTGATTAACGGTGCGAACAAAAATGCGGTCGACGCACGTTGCCTGCTCATCTGTGCGTTGGTATCGCTAGGCTTCTCCGAGGAGAACACCGCCGCTTATCTTTCCATGACCCGACAGGGAGTGAACAAATTGAAAAACAGCCTGAAACAGCGGTGTTCGGGAAGTTTTATTCTGACAACGACAAATCAACGGGTCAGCAACAGGATAGCCACCGAAATCCGAGGATAGCAACGGCAATAGCCATACGTTTGTATGCGGCCGATATTGGCCGTAACCATCAATTATATCTATATGGAAAGAACGTATGTTTTCAATCAAGAGCCCAATGGTGGCGGAAGCAAGTTCGACATCATGGCTTTATTGCCCAACCTGATGGGCGGTAAAGGGGTCGATCCCGGACTCTTGGCCCTTCTCAATCAGGGAAGGAACAATCAGGACGCTTGGGGCGGAGGCATGTGGTGGATTTGGATTATCCTGCTGTGGTTCTGCTGGGGCGGTAACGGATTCGGAGGTTTTGGCAACCGGGGCGGGCTTCCTGCCGAGCTGAACGGCGATGTCGGACGTGAATACCTGATGTCGGCCATTCAAGGGAACGGTAATGCCATCAACCAACTCGCCTCGTCCTTTAACTGCTCTACCCAACAGTTACAATCCGCCTTGTGCAACATTCAGGGCTTGATTCAGGGTGTCGGCAACCAAGTGGGCATGTCCGCACAACAGATCATTAACAGCATTCAATCGGGTAATTGTACGCTGGCTACCCAAATCGCAGATTGCTGCTGCAAGACGCAAAACGCAATCGAGAGACAAGGATACGAAACCCGTATCGCCACCTCGGAACAAACCCACTCCCTCGTGGACAGCGGCAATGAGAACACTCGTGCCATTTTGGCGAAGCTGGATTCTATCCAAACTCAGGCTTTACAGGACAAGATCACCGCTTTGACGGCTGAGAAGGCTACTTTGGCGGCTGAAATCTCCCAACGGAACCAGAATGCGACCATTCTCAATGCAGTAGGGCAACAGATTGCTCCCCTCGCTGCCGGTTTGCAGGCTCTCCAAAGCGACGTGGACGGCATCAAGTGTAAATTGCCCAATACCGTTCCCGTGGTATATCCGAACATTCAGGCTGTAAACACGGACTTGTACCGGGCTGCCGCTTATGGTGCTTATGCGGGCGATGTCGCATACAGGCGCAGCGGTTACGGATGCGGTTGCAACAACTACTGGGGTTAATTCCAGTAAGAAAGGAGGTATATATGTGGCCTAACTTTTTTACAGGGTTTCCCTTTCCATTCCCGACGCTGGGCAGGGCGAATTTCAACACGCTGCCCACGGTGGCGGTGACGGTCGGCACGGAGAACGTTACTTTGGAACTTCCAAACCATGCGTTCCGTAACAGGGACTATGTGGGAGGATTCTATATCAATCTCCGTCAGGCGATACCCGCCGGAACGACTGCAACGCTTCCCATTCTCATCGGGACGAACGGGGACACGAGACCTCTGCTGGCTTACAACAACGAGCCGGTGACGGTAGAGAATATCGCCGGTACTGGGATCTATGAAATCCATTACAACAAGTACACCAACGAAGTGTACCTTGTCAACGGTGGGTACAGACCTACTACGGCGACGGCGGCAACCAACGTCGCTGCCAAAAGCAAATAATTAACACGGGGCTGCCTTTTATCGGGCAGTCCCATTAAATCAAAAAAACTATGTTTCAGAATCTTCGAGCAAACAACCAGTTATTTATCCTTCATAAGGACGAAAATCCCTTAGTGGATATAGGCTCCGTCGTCAGCGTTTCGGCTGCGAAGCCCAAGTACCCCATGCCGACACCTATCGGGCAGATACCCCAGATGGAAATGGTGGTGGACGTGGTGGTCTGCGTGAACGGGCAGAACACGACGTTCCAGAACTTGCCGGCCGGGGCGGACATCGCTGACTTCGGGCAAAACGGCAACATCGTCATATCTTGTTCCCGAGAGGCCATGAACTCGGAAGTGTCGGCTATCCGGCAAAAGAGCTTGGACGAACTGAACCGGCGTAATTACCACGAGAACGTGATTGCCGGATGCGACAAGATATTGACAATTTTGAATCCCGAATTTGCGGAGAAGCAAAGGCAGGAGCAGGAGATTGCCACCCTCAAAGGGCAGATGTCCGAAATGAGCAGAAGCATGGCCGACCTAATGGCCATGAACAAAAAACTGATGGAACAGCTCAGTGTTTCTGAAACTTCTAAAAACAAAAAGTAATATGGGAAGAATGTTTGAAATCAACGAGGGCGATAACTCTGAAAAAATGATGGAGTACGCTGAAAAAGCCTACAAGTATACGAAAAAACTTCTCGAATGCTTGGAAGAAGAGGGCTTAGGTGAACGCTACGATGATGACGACTTCGATGACAACTTCGGAGAACGTGGCGGAAGCAGTGGATCAGGCGGTGGTATGGGTCAACGGCGAGGGGTTCGTGGAACCGGTCGTTATTCTCGTTATCGCTAATGTTTAACCAGAAGGGTGTGGTAACTACTACACCCTTCTTAAACTATTTACCTTATGAAAAGAGAAAGTTTAGATATGTACGATGATAGACCAAGAGAAATGACCGCATATCTTAGAAATTATGGTTGGCACTTTAATAAAAAGTTATGTGAATTTGCCATTTCAAAGATGAAGCGGTTAAACCCATCAACCGGAAAGAAGGAGCGAATCGAACCTCTGACACGAGACATCGTAGATGAAATATTGAGTAAATACAATATTAAACTCAACAACAATATTTTATACGATTATGTGTATGTTGCAAATATGTGTAAAGCAGATTTGTATAAATCTTCTGTTCCTGATGAACAACATTTGGCATTGTATATCAAAGATACAATAGATGATATAGATGCCCCAGATGGTACAACTATGCGCCGTTGGTATGCAACAATGATAGCCGGTGGAGAGCCCATTGAATGGGACGATGTTTTATGATACGACAAAAATTTATATTAAAGGAATATGATTGGTCGGTACAGGTCTATTATGCCGTGGATTGCTATTATACCGACGAGATTATGGAAGCTTTATATTCTATTGGCTGTCGTGGAAAAAACTTGTCCGTTGCTTTTGGCAATCTCTCTTCTTGTAAACTTGATACCGGCCTGACATATTCTAACTATTCTACACACGAGACGGTGATGGTAATCGGTATAAATTCTTCCGCCGAAGAGTTTATGAATTCGTTTTGTCATGAGCGAAAACATTTGGAAATGCATATAGCGAAAGCTTTCGATCTCAACCCGTGGGGAGAAGAAGTAGCATATCTTAGCGGAAAAATAGGGCAGAAAATGTATCGGGTAGCAAAAAAATTTTTATGCGAACATTGTAGGAAACTAATATAATATATGGATATAGCTAGAATCCTCCGAGCCATATGTTCCGGCAAGTCGAGGAAAGAGGTTTATAACCTGCTTTCGCCGGAAGAGAAGGATAAACTAAACTCTTTGTCCTCTAATCTCGCTACAAACCGAAGAAATCGTAGAGCTCTTGAAAGAAAAATAAAAAAGAATATTAAATAAGGTTCTCATTTTTTTCTACCACGGGTGTATTCTTCTGCGTATTTTCCCAGATTTTCTCCGACTTAATGAAGATACAACATTATCTGCATTATCATCGGAAAGAGTTTTATATACCATTGCTTCTTGTGGATTTTTAATCATGAGCCAGCGATATATTATGTAATTTATCAGGAACTGCAATATATAATTATCGGCTACACAGATAGATGTATCTGGTATATCTTCATTCATCTGGCATGGATAATAAAGACGGTACAACCTTAAATCGTCGTCTGAAAGTCTATTATCTGGGTCTAAATCACATATATCAATTTGACTCATTTCCCTTTCGTCATCTTCTGGTTCTATGATATAGGCAACCAGTTTATTTTGCATATAGGCATGTGCATCTTTTAAAAATCGCTGAAATAATAAATCATCGTCTTCGGTAAGGGATAATGACACTAATTGAGTGCTTCCATCTTCATTTCGCCGAGAGGCTCCAAGCATAGTTGTAATATTCTTTACTTCGGACAATATTTTTTCTGCCGTATAGTGAAATACATATCTTTTCATCTTAACTTGGTATTAAATGTATTTTTTTCCTGTATATCTAATCTTGTAATGGTTGAATCGGAAAGCATATCGCCTTCTATAAATAGATAGAAGTTTCTCCAAGATGACGGTATTCTAGGGAGCGGAATATCGGATAACAGCGTATCGCTGTTTATGTTCATCGATATGATCTTATAAAATGTTTTGTTATCGTTGGAAACATATATGGAAATTGAGAAATATCCTCCGGCCAACATACGCAAAATGGAGCGTTCTATTTTTTTGAATCCCGGTGTTCCTAGTGTTATGGGAGCTGTACAAATGGTAACATTTTGTAACTGGTTGGACTCTTGGGATAAATCATATACTTCATCTTCATCGGATATGGCATAACAAACCGGATACGACGGTATAAAATAGAAGGCTTTCATTTCTCTTTGTCTCCATATTTTTCGTTGAAGATCGTAAATAAAGGCAGTATTTGCTTCTGTATTTTTTATGATAAGCTCACCAAAAGGATAATTGTATGCCAACAAAGGCTCGGTCAATACATTTTCTATCCCTTCCATATATATGTGTGCCGGGTTGGGAATATAATCAGCTTCGAGAGAGTCGGAAATTGATTTGGCAGAATAGCCAGAAAGAACAAATAATTTTCTATCGGAGGTAAAAGCCACAGCGTTATCAAGAGATATAATAGAACGGGCATTGCTGCAAATATCCCTTGATACTGGAAACACATTGGAATAAATGACTTCTCCTGTACCGACTTGCATCATGTATATGCCCTCGTCGGTGAATACATATAGAGGAAATTGCCCGTATTGCCCTTGTGATAGAGCGGGCGTTGCGGCGGCCATGCCGATAATTTTACCGTTTCCTATGGTGTAGGTTTTCTCGACGGGAAATATAAATGGATTGTCCGTGGCAGAAACTTTAAGTTTGTTGGGGGTTGTCTCAATGTTATTCGAAGATTGGGGAGCCTCTGGTATTTCTGTTATTACTGTACCTGAAATTGTTATCGGATTTATCTCTCCCGTGGGTAGATAATATGCCAAATTGAGGAAGTCATGCGGAGTGAGATCGAAAGAGGCTGAGAAACGATAGTTTGTTAACGCACCCGATTCTTCTCTTACCCGATATATAATGGTTATCTCCATATTATAAGCCCGTGAATCGGGGTATGAGATATATGGGGAAAGGAGTAAAAGATTATCCCCGTTCGGTATGTCTTGGTCACGCACCACGATAGAAGTTCCTGATTCGGTTTTTATATAGGTTTTTGAAATGTATTTTATGACGTCTACGGTTGAACCGGCATAGGATATGAACATTTCGACAGGATAGCCATCATATAATTTTTGGGACGTACCTGAGATGTGCAACTTACTATTATAATTAAATATTTTTTCGGCAATGAGCTTATTATGAGAATAGGTATCATCTGTTAATGTGGGCTGATACACGAGGTTCTTTAATATGTCGGATAAATCGGGTATATCTGAAAGAGTATTATTATTGAATTTATCACTATCAAAATCGTATTGTGCAATGCGGTAGAAATTGGCAGTCTCTAATATTCGCTCTCGTAGTTTTTCGTCATTTGTGTAGAATAAATCTGTTTCCGTTTGTAACGGTAAATTCTTTTTATATGTATCAGTATCATCGTAATAAGGAATCTCCACCATGAATATATCTATTCCTTTATATATATCGGATTCTTTTAATGATTTATGAATAGTTATATCTACTTTTATTTTATAATAGTAATAATGTGCTGTAACATATCTAGATTCTGATTCTGATATATAGGCATAAAATGTTATTGGATCTCTTTTTATAAACAGAATAGGTGCTGAATGTAAAGTATATGTTCCATCATACATTCTTATAGCCCAACGTATAAGTGACACATCTTGAATTTTACCTTCCGATTTCAGAGTTGCAATAGGCTCATACACTTCCCCATACGGTTGTTCTCCACTACAACCTATTCCACCAGATACTAAGTCGTAGGGGAAATTTAAATTTTGTTTATTTACCTGTCCTTCTTCTGTTTTATTTATTTTTACAGTTATATCATCTTCATTTATAGAAATATTTTTGTAAACGTATGTGCCAGATGATCCATACAGATAACACAAGAAATAAAAAATACCACCGTCTGTTGATACAACAAGGGTGTTTCCCACGGAGGTTATATCATTTAAACCATCAATTTGATAAATAGGAACTCCGATTTTTGCTTCTGAACTTGCCCCGTCGTTGTAATACATAGGTCTCACGACTTTATCATTGCCATAACGATATGCTTCGTAGTAGATAGTGCTTCCATCGAAAGTAATCCAATTTTCATAACCATTGCCTTTGTGAATATAAATGAGTTCTCTATGATTGGAAATAGTATATATTTTCTTATTCACACCAGTCGGAGATATAGATCCAGTGGAAGTGTGACGGAGATTTACCATAGCGGTTAACTGCCCGTCTTGTGGATTTGAAGTGTCTAATACTATACCCGAAAAAGGAATGGTTTTCATACAAAATATTTTTTGTAAAACTAATGATGTTTATTGATATGTCGGCGTACGTGGTTGCCATTTGTTTACCTTATTGTTTTTTTGATGAAATCTCTTTTTTTAGTTTGTCTATCATTCTCTGAAATTTTGCAGCCACCCGTGGACAGTGTATTTTTAAGTTTCTATCTCGCTCGGCTTCGTAATAGGCTATTTTATATTTAATTTCTTCTTTTTTCATGAATATCTGTTCATTACATTTTAATTCTTTCCCAAAATATTTTTGGATTGGAATTATATTCTTTTATCTTATCGGTCAATAATTCCAGCTTTTTAATAGAGGCTCTATTATCATGCTCTATTATCTCTAATCTGCTAATTTCTCTTTTAAGATTTTCGTTTTCTTGTAACAAACACTTGTATTCATTCAATTGGTCTTTTAACTTGTCAATCTCACTTTTCAATGCCTCATTTGTAAATATCCTATAAACATGGTTTTCTGGATATATCAAATCATTCACATAAATAGCACCCACTTTATTTATGGCAGTAAGTAGGAATGAGATAGAATAAGCATCAATAGTGTAAATTTTAGAAGATTCAAGTTCGGCATAAAATGTACCATCGCTTTTTATAATCCCATTGTCAGTTTTGACAATTAACTTGTCATCTTCAATATAAACTTTTCCCATGTTAGTGATTTTGATTATTAGTGAAAATATCATCTATACACTCGTTCACCCTGTCACATGTATCTCCAAAAGAAATGGCAAAAGATTCGTCGCCTACACGGTCTATAATGGATCGTAGGTCACGGGCGATGTGGTTGAACGCCCGCAGTTCTTCCAGCATAGGAAGGGTAACAGTGCCGTCATATTTTTTCAGTAGCGAAAGTAAATCGACGGCGGAGGATTCTGCAATGTCCGCCAACACTGGGATTTTTCTCAGGAGGCGATTACATTTCTCTTTGTCCTCTTTGCTCATGGTGTCGGTGATTGTTTTTGCCGTGACTTGCTCACGGGTTTGCAGTAGTCGGTCGTATTGCCTTCGTAAGTTGTCAAACAGAGCGAAGTCGCCCCTTTTCAGAGCCTTCTCCATCTTCCGGCTGTACTCCCCTTTCAATATTTCAATGTCCATATCAAAATAATTTTAACTGTTCAACGTTATTTTCAATCTTAACTATCTCTTCATCAGTCCTAACGTTTGATATAAGTCGGAGAGAGTAAAACGGAGTGGGAATAGGGTAACGTACCTCGTTAATCTCGTAGCCCCAATTAAAGTACACCGGGCTTGCAATCGTGTCGTGGCAAATAACCCGCCCTCTTGCCCCGTGAACCATTAAATTGAGGGCACACATTTTGCAGCTAATTCCGTCTATGTCCTCGCCGACGTAGTAGCCGCTTTTATTCTCTGTATATGCAGCGAGCAATGTCCGCCCCGAGCCGCACGCAGGGTCTCCTGTCTTTCCGCTTATTCCCCCATTGATTTTCGCCATTATGGTACATAATCCTTCCGGTGTAAAGAACTGTCCCAGCATCGAAGATTTTCCTTTTGATTGATACATCTCCTCGTATATATTCCCGAACACATCTATCCAGCCGCTCGACTCGATTCCCTTGCTTACTATTTCAAGCCACAATATAGTGGCATTAAACAGGTGTTCGTCTTCCTTTGCTTTATCTTCCAAGTGTTTGTCATATGTCCCGTTAACGATGTATTTCACATCGAACATATCGACGAGGTAATCGAGCCATATACCCAATCCTTGCTGCCCGTCATGTCCGTGTATCCTTACGGATTCCTCTATTTCTTCAATGATTCGTTTCATTATTTATTGTCTTATATAATTTTATAAGGTTTATAAAATAAAAAAGCTATCTCAAAATAAAATTTGAGATAGCATCGAAAAAAAAGGAAATCTGCCCGTAGGCAGCTCTATACCTAAAAAAGAGGGTAATTATACCTTTTTATATTTCCCTTTAAGGTCGGTTTCATAAACATCTACGACCTTATCGGCAAGTACACTAAGATCTCTTGACATGCTACGATTCCTCGGTGGATAGCCTTTATGGAATTTTACTACATTAATTTTTGTCATATTGTCTTTAACAAACCTTATTGCTTCTGAATAATCGTAGTCTCCACTGACAAGAATAATTTTATCACATTTTTTACCAACACTAAGGGAAATCATTTTCACAGCTAGTGAAATATCAACTCCTTTTTCACCAACATAAGTATGTTTATATGGATCAATTTTTAAAACTCCTGTTTTAACCATTTCTATATTATCATGTTCAAGACATAATTGATCGTAGGCATATTCTATATTGGCAAATTTCTCCTTTTGCTTTTTAATCCATTCCAAAATTGAAGAGCATTCACTATTCACACTATCTTGTACTGTCTTAGGTATAGCGGAAAATTTACCATTTTTATAATTTTCAAGATGGGTCCTATATTTCTTGTATACAATTGAATTACGAATATTGGTTTCCGTATAATACGTATCAAGTATTTTGGCTGGCCTGAACCAATAGGCTCGTATAAGTTCTTCTCCGGCATCAATCATTGAATTGAATAATACCGTCCAATCAACTTCTTTCTCTATAATACTCATCTCTTGCAGACTATAATACAGGTTCTGCCCATCTACTAAAACTACTACTGTCTTTGCCATAAATGAAATAATAAAAATAAAGAAAGCCATCCCACAATAGATGGCTTAGTATAAATCTGGCATAATGCCCATTGTAATCGCGCTTAATGCGCATGTTCAAGGTAAAACCCTTAAATTTTCATATCAAACGATATGACGTTGCAAATATACGTATTCCAGTTAATAAAACAATCATTTTTAATGACTTTATTTGTTAAAATATATATATCAGATTTATTCGTCTTACATAATTATTTCAATATCAACTCTCTTGGTTCTTCATCTTCCCATTTTACTTCCGGGAACATATTACCATCAATCTCAGAACAATGAAAAGTCCCGTCCATTACCCACCAAGAATTTTCTAATTTCTTTGGCTTCTTATCGAATATGAACAAACTGCCATATTTATCTCTTGCTATCCACATAACTTTATTCTTTTTTAATAATTTCATCATTTATAATGAACTGACCTCTAATTTCTGTCGGCAAAATATTCGTGATATTCGCTCTATGTTCTTCACCGTGCATAGATTTGAGCAACGGGTGTATTTCTTTTGGCATGGGAGCGGGACAATCTTTGCAATGGATTACCAGTTCAAAATGTTGTTTTTGTCCATTCTTGTCCTTACTACCACAGCATTCACAATGAATAGGATAATAGAAATAAGTCCTTTCTAATGGTGCTTCTTTGCCACAGATTTCACATTTACCAAATTCAATTTCTCCCATGATTATTCCAAAGTTTAACTAATTGTTTTTCTGTATATGGTTCTGTTATACCCATATTTGCATTCACATACCATATTCCTATGGAATCAATAAGTATGAATCTATTTACATCTACCCGGTATATCTCATTATCGGGGTATGCTTCCTTTACAGCAGTTGTACAGTCTCCATTTGTATAGCAGCTTGTTAGTATAAGCGATACTAATAAAAGCAATAAAAATTTCTTCATTGTTACTCCTCCCACTCGATTTTAATTGTACCTAAGTAAGATACGCTATTGTCAACACCCTTTTTAGCAATTTCTTTTGTTTCGTACACACTTATTCCTGTTTCTATACCATCATAACTTGTGTATATATTAATCCACCCCTCTTTCTTCTGGGGGAACATCATGAGGTCGTATTTATTGTGATTGATTATATTCTCATTACAAATTCCGTCTAAGGTATAATCAATAACCTCCTCACATTCTGCATTTTTTGAATCAACTACAAGAGCAATAATGGGGCAATCTTCACCATGTCTATCAAAGGAAATAATCCTTGCCTTTCTTCCGTCTCTTGTGCAGACTGGCTTGCCAGCTTTGGCTGCTTCAAGGTCAAAGGGTTTAAGATTTAATTTCTTTTCTTCCATATCTTCTTTGTTTTGTTTGATTTCTATTGCTATTCTTCCATTTTGACAATCCATCATAACTACATGTCTATTGTCATCGTAGATATAACTTGCATTTGCAAGGATGTATTCTTGGACTATTATGATACCCATACCTCGAATAAAGTATTCGTAAGGTTCTCCGAACTTTTCAAGTTTCTTGAAGATTATATAAGACCTATCGTTTCTACCACTTTCTGTGCATTCCTTAATAGGGATAGGACATTTTCCGCCGAAACCCATATCACAATGCTTACAACTTCCGTCAGGTGATTTTAAACATTGATACCACTCGCCGTTGTACTCAAATATTTCTCCTACTTTTCTTTCCATATCTTACTGTATTTTAATCGTTCAAATTCTATTATCTCCTTATCCCATAGTTGGGCCACGAAATGTTCTAACTGGCAGCCTTTGGATTTTTCCCAACAGGGGCAAAGGCATATCGCATCGCATTCCATTAGTGCCTTTATATCGTTTCCCAGAAGTTCATGATAGGGTTTGTCCAAATCGGGGTTTACATCGAAGTCTATCGGTGTGACGACACGGTATCCTTTCATTTCGAGGACTCCCGAAACGTATAGTATTTCACTTTCCACTTCATCGAAGTCCCTGCCGGTGATGGGTAGGGAGATGTAGATTTTCTTTTTATTCATTTTCAATGATTGCTTTATAATATTATCTGTTATCTCCATTTCCGCCAATCACACCCCTTTGTTTCCGGGAAGCTAATTTGGTATAGTTCATTTCTCCGATTTTTTCAAGCGTATATCCTAAGTCATGTGAGAGGGTAGCGATATACCAAAGCACATCGCCGAGTTCCTTTGCCAATTCGCATTTTATGCTTTCTGAGAAATCTCCGTTGTGGTCTCGTAGTACCTTTTTTACTTTATCCGATACTTCGCCGGCTTCTCCAGTCAGTCCGAGTGTCGGGTAAATTATGTTATATTCTCTCCGGTATTGAGCTGTTTCAAGTGCCTTTTTCTGATATTCATTCAGTGTCATTTTTATTCTCCTTTTTAGTTATAATATTGATTATCTCATTATGTTTGGTATTAAATCTTTGATGTATGCCCAACGTTGTATATTAATTCCACGTGAAAAATTTACCCAATTTTCGGAATCATAAAAGGTATCAAAGGCACAGTCTCCAAGTTGAGCAAGATATATTCTATTCCTTTCGGGTTCTTCACTTACCTCATGCCACACTGAATCGATACGCCATTTCGTACCACGCTTGAAACCATCTATATATGCAGGCTGCAATTCGGGATTATAGTAATAATCTTCGAATAGGGCACAATCTAATGCTGCATCTTCAATATCTTCTATTTTCATTACCTATCAATTTTTCTCATTAACTTCAACAAGATGACTATCTATTTCCTCTATAACCTCAATAGCCGCTTGTAAGAATGCTTTATTAGTTGTACGGATATATCCTGATCCGAACTTACCTATCTTGTATTTGTCTGCCGTAAAAACGATATATTGCTTTGCAAACAGAATGTTGATACAGCATTTTAATCGTTCAATCATTGCTCTCCTCCTTTCATAAGTTCTATTTCTCCCATATCTGTATGATTTTTATAATTTATTGAAATAAACTGACTTGTATTCTTTTCAAGACCTTTTCATTTGCGTCGTTATAGAACTGTTTGTTGACCTCGAAACCATATGCCTTTCTTCCCAATGAGGCTGCCGCATACAGGGTCGTGCCGCTTCCTGCGCACGGGTCGATGACAACATCGCCCTTGTCCGTGAATATCTCTATCAACCGTTTGAGAAGCGGGACAGGTTTCTGGCAAGGGTGGCATTTGGGCGTGGTGTTGTCCCTCACCCAGTCGAAGCAGTTGAAAATCATTCTCCCGTTGTTGTTGAATTTGGGCAACTTGTCCCGATAAAGGATAAGACCGTATTCGCAGTTGCCGACGACCTTCATGTTTGCTTTCAATACTTGCGCCGAGAAGTCCTTGCGGAAAACCAGCGGTATGTAGTGATTTAACCCGTATTTGCGGCCTAACTCTATGAATTTGAACTGCTGTTCGTACTCGCAGAACAGTATCATGCAGGGGGACTTACCGGCTTCTTTCGGTTCTTTCACGAGCATTTTGGAACAGAAGTGCATGAACTCGGACGGACGGAACTCGCTGTCGGACGAGAAGAATTGTTTGCCTGCCAATGCGCTCTCGCCGTTTTTGTTGTCTCCGTCGATATACCATGCGGGGTTGCTGGCGTAGGCGTTATTCGCCAAATTATATGGCACATCGGCTATAATCAGCTGGGCTTTTGGCAGACCATATACCTTATAATTCTGGAATGAGTCGTTGTAAAGCTCTATATCTTTCATTTAAAATATACTCCTATTCTTATTGAAAATATTTACTGCATAAAAATCCTTTCCGGGGCTCATAATCTTTAAAATCACAGGTGAAATATATCTCCCTTCTCATCGCCCAACGTGACATATCTTTTTGCCATTGGGGGATAATTTGATGGTTGTTATTAAAATCCCTATATGGTTGTGCTACGATACGAACTCTTTTGTTTTCCCGGAAGTGCGATACCCTACTATATGATTCTTCGATGTCTGAATTGATCATGGTATACATTAAATAGCATGCAGGTGTATCTCTATACTTGTCTATCATCTGCATAGCCCGCTCGCAATCTGCTATCTGTTTAGGTGTATCACAACCGAATCGTATTTTATTCAGCCATTTGACACGAGATAATATTTTTGCGATTTCTTCCGTGACAAGACGGGCATCCATCGCTTGGTTGAAATCGACTCGATAACCTCTGTCTATTATCTTTTCAATTTGTACCAAACCATAATCGGAGGCTAATATGTTATTATCCATCAATATCAGATTAGTCCTCCCTTCTATGGCTATTTCTTCAACGTCCATATAAGGCCTTACTTGCCCCTCTTTAACAGGGACTACACACCACCGGCATTTATTTGGGCAGCCTCTTGTTAGAAACCCGTAGGCGGTATGGCCGTCGACTTGTGGATATATCGAGTAATCGGGTTGTACCCGGTCGACATCTTCGGATAGTATCTTATGAAGGTCATAGCCTGTGCCCCCCTTTTCAACTTCCCGGCTATTGATGTAATAACCGTAATCCGGGGTAAATGTGAATATCTTGGAAAGATATACTTTGTCGTATTCGAATAAAGGGTTATACCATTCGACCGTATCTCCTTTACTCTTGTGATACCGGCTTATCTTGCCCAATGCGATATTGGGAAATCCTGTATGATCTACATCTAACAACCCTATCCTCATAAGTCACTGAGATTAAAAGTTTTTATTTCCTCCTCGGTGAACCAATATTTGACTTTGAGAGGCCTTATGCTGTAAAGCATTTCGTCGTAGCTATTCCTATTGTATATCTCGTCTAATCGGCTATATAGTTGCTTAGCTCTGTCTATGTCTTCATAGATAACTCGCTGAACTTCTTCATGGGAACAGTTGATAATATGCTTCGAGAAAACATATACTCGTTCATTCCTTATGTCAAGATAAATAAATATTACAAGCGTAATAAAAAGAATGGCTAATCCCGCTATCAATGTTATTTCCATGTCATTTCTCCTTTCTTAATTTTACTTCAAATCATTCATTTCATATCCCATGTTAAACAGCCATTTGAGCTCTTCCCATTCCTCGAAGGTGAGGCTGGTGGTTCTGCTTCGTTCCCATTCCCGTTCCTTTTCCTCCTGCCTTTTCTTGTCCTCATAGAACCGCAATAGTTTCTCTCTGTCGGCTCTGAACTCTCGAAGAGACCTTGTTATCACCATAGGGTCGAAAACTCCGTAGAACGTCCCGTAAAGCCCCTGTTTGAACCGCTGGAAGAATACCATGAACTCGGTAAGCTTAAAACCGCCATAGCCTAAGATAATTGTCCGTGCCAGTTCGATAAAATCTGCTGGGTCCATGCCATTGCGAACTTTTGAAAATTCAGCGAGTTCAAAGAGCTGTATAGACAACCATGATTCAGCTACGCTATCTCCAAATGTCCGGGCAACTCTTGCAATACTCGGTGCATGTCCGGTGAAACAACGCTCCTCGTTTTTGCAGTATTCCGTCTGCTTGTCTGGACTAAAAAGGCAGAGCAGATTCTCCCCCGTCTTGTAAGTTGCCAGTATCTCCCGCTGCCAGCTTGGCGGCGATGGCTTCTGCAAACTCTGCATATCGCTCCTGTTTAGTCTTGGAATTAGGTTTTTGATGGATTCCGGATTGCTCATCTCGTGCTCGTTTTAGTTCGATTATTAACCAGCGGGCAAAGTGTTGTTGTGCATCGCTGACGCTTTTTCTTGAAATACCCTCGTTTTGAAGTTTACGGATATATGCCTCGATATATAACCTCGATTCGTTCTCGTCGATGTGGTTGTTCATCGATAGCGTTTCTATCCACGTTTGATTTGAGAGTAGTTCTTCACGCAGTTCTGTCAGTGGCTTGTCAACGTATTTGCCAAAATCTTCTTCTTTTTCTTTGCTTCTCGATAGAGAAGTTTCTTTTAAATCATTATCATTTTCATTATCATTATCATTTAAGCCCCCACTGGCTCGTTTGGCTCCCACTGGGTTATTTGGGGTCGAGTGGCTCGTTTGGCTCCCACTGGACTTTGATTTAACCGTTTCAGAGTTTTTGTCATTACCTCCTTTACGCCCGTTGTTCCGGTTTCTCTCGACAATGCCCTGATATTTGAGTTCATCTATCTCGAATTGATTCTTGAAAAACTCAAATGCCATTTCAATGTCCTCCTCTACCGTAACCTCCTCGCCAAGTTGATATTTGAATATTGCTCGAAACAGCCTGCCCAGTTGTTTGTCCGATAATCTCGATATGGGTTTATAAAATGATTTATAAATCAAAAAGCTGTCTTTCATTTATTCCTAATATTGATAGTTATTCTCTTTTCGTATCATACTTTTCAATTATCATAATTCCTTCTTCTGTTTTATCTCCGTAAACGATATGACAGCCAAACTCATGAACCAATATATCCAAATCTTCTATGGTTTCTATCTCTGTATAGAGATTAAGGGTATTGGTATCTATCATTTCCCTTATAACTGGCAATCTTGACTCAAACAATGAATCTTCTAAACTTCTTAGATAGATGTCTCCTCGTTTAAAGGTATTCATGCTCGATGTTATTAATTTCACCTTTAATGTTTTTGATTTATCGGGATCGTCATTATAATAAAAACGAGCTGACGATAATTGATTGAAATTAACAATAACATGATTATCTTCTTGGAATTTCTTTATTCTATTATGAATATCTACATATTGATCATAGTTGATAATAGACTTTATAAAAAGGTATTCCAAACATAAATCAGATATAACTAATTTTTCTCTGTTTAATTTGTCTTCCGATTCCATATTAAGTTTCAGTAATTGAAAATGCCCACCCGTTCAGTGTCTTGTGCTTGTCAATCTCACCGGTTTTGCATAGCTCGTTTATCTCAGATTTGAGTGACCGGATAACCACCGACTGTATTTCGGTAAAGCTCGCTATGGAGGGCTCCTTGTTATTCTTTTTCTTTTCCTCGACTATCGAGGCGATGATGTGCTTGATGTCTATCATACGGCTTGTTTCTGTTGTTTTTCACGCAAGAATTTGTTGATGAAGTAGATTTGACCTTTACCGGTTACCTTCGTAGTGGTCGTTACCAGTATTGTGCCGTCGGGCTTGTTGATGATCGTTTTCTTTATCTCGAAGAGATTCATCTCCATAGCCCGTTGGGTAGGTAGGTTGTAATTCTCGCCGGTCTTACAGAGGTAGCCCTCATCTCTCAATAATTGGAACAATCTGTTTTGCCCTATATTGATTCCGTTTTGATTGAGGATTTTTGCCAGCTCTCCAATGAGACAGGAGCGTTGCGATGTCTCCACCGCCTCGGCAAACAAAACTTTGGGGCGGTTGGCTTCTATCATATTCTGCTGTTCTTCTATTCGGGCTTGTTGTTCGGCGGCCAACAGGAGGGCTTCACGGAAAGAGCCGGGGACGTGGTGTCCTCCACTTTTTATCGTCTCTTCCATCTGGTTAAAAGCGTTGATGTAGTCGAGTTTGAATTTGAGAGCCTTTTCGCCGGTGAAGCCCATAGCCAGCAAGGTGAAGCCGTCACGTGTCATTACAACAATACGAGAATGCCGTACACCTCCATTCGGTTGTGGAATTTTTATTGATGTGTCAGCAAAATATCCTTTACATTGATTTTCAGCCATTTTACAGTATAATGCGTCAATAGCCTTTAATACATCGCTATGTTCTTTCCCGAACTTTTCAGCGACCAACAAACTGTTTGTCAGTGCTTGGTTGTTCTGACCTTTGAATACAAGATTATTCATAACTGATTAAGATTTGATTTTTCAAGATTATTCCCTGAAATTCAACCTATGCAAGAAGGTGAATTTATGATGTTTTCGTTGTGGCAATATGTGCACATAGATGTCATTGGCGAATAAACCCTACCGCACTTAGGACATATCCAGCCCTGCATACCGACAAATGTCTGCGCTTTTTCGCGTCTCGTCATCTCAATAGCTTTTAAGGCATTATCTTCTGAAACTCTACGGTATATATGCCCGCCTGCGCAATCTTCTACGCTTACCGATTTTATAAATTCTTCTGCTGTCATATCATTTGTTTATTTTAGATTCAACGACTTTGTATTTAATGGGCAATCCGGAGCAGGTGATGGCGAGCAGGGCAGAGTCCCTTTCTTCTTGGTTGCTGCGGGGTCTGTTAAACTCTATCCCGCTCATCTGGCACAACCGCTTCAATTCTTCATGGGTGATCTTGCCGTCTTTCCCTTGCCAGCACTTGCGCAATGGGGATTGCTCCATGACTTGTATTCCGTAATGCCTCAGCATTTCGACTATCTTGCGACCGGTCTCTTGGTTGCGACCTACATGCTCGCCTTTCTTGGCTGCGCTCGCCCGTGTGTCTTTCGGTGACAAGTGCCAGTTGGATTTGTTTTTCCAACCGGCCTCGACATATACCACGGTGGCATGGCCGAGTTCCGCACCTTCGAATGCCACCGAACGGACGATTTCCAACAACTCCGGGAACGGGTGGCTGTTAACCGTCAGCTTCATGTCGTATAGTCCCAGTATGGCAAGTCCGCTACGCTCCACGTCGGGATCTATCCCTATCACTACATCATATTTTATTTTTCGGTTGTATGTGGCTTGTTCTTCCATTATATTTTGTCTTTTTATCAGAAAAGTTTCTTTTGTATAGATTCGCATGATTTGTCCGTGAACAGTTTTCGGAATATGTGGAAAAGGACATCTACGACGATACTGTTACCTGCCATCACATATTGCCGGCTGTCGCTTATTCCCGCATTTTGAATCTTGTTTATATCCGATTCGCTGACACCCATTAACCGGAAACATTCTCTCGGTGTCAGCCTTCTTATCTTTTCCAGACACAGAAAGTTATTTTCCTGCCACGAGTTGCTTGTTATCGCAGGGCATATCGTGTATGTCCCTCCTTTGTTGAATCCTCTGCTGCGTTGTATTATCTCGGGTTCCGAATATTCCCCCACGATTATCGAATTGTCGGTCGGATTTAATGCTCCGTTAGCTCTCAGACAATCGGCTGTGCCATCGCCTGTTTTAGGCAACCATAAAAAGCCCGTTCCTTTTTTTACGTGAGCGATGTTGTGTCTTATGAAACCTTTTATCATCTTCTCGCTCAAAAAATACTTTTCGTCCACGTCGCATTCGAGAATGTCCTTCAATCTCTTTTCAAGGTGTAAGGGTTCCGGAAAATAATACGATTCCGAGTCTCGTATCGAAATCATGAATACTCTTTCCCTGTTATGGGGAATGCCGTAGTCTTTCGCATTCAGAACCTTCGTATGGTTCGTGTACCCTAATTGGGAAAGGTATTGTTCCCATGCCGATAAAAAACACTTGTATTTCCTTCCGGTAAGGGACTTTACATTTTCCATGAGCAGGTATTTCGGCATCTTGGTCTCTATCGCTTTCTCGCATTCCCATAACAGGCTGCTGCGTGTCCCGCTGCCTTTCTTCAATCCCGCCTGCTTTCCGGCCGTTGAAATGTCCGTGCAGGGGAAAGAATATGTGAACAGGTCGAAGTCGGGAACTTTTGCCCAGTCTATATGGCATATATCCCCGAAGTTCCTGTCTCGGTATTGAGGATATACGGCATTATGGGCTTGTATGGCGTACTTGTCGATTTCCGACCAGCC